TTAGATCCGTGTCTTCAATGTATAGAGCAATTCAAGTGCCCGACGTGGCGTCAGGTCGTCCAGATCCACTTTGGCCAGTTCATCGAGCACCGGATGCGGCAGGCTGGCGAACAGGTCGCTCTGCTGCGGAGCAGCCGGTTTACCTTTGCTCGGGCGCGGTGCTTCGTGGGGCAAGCTGGTGGTTTCCAGCCGGCTCAAGTGCTCGCGAGCACGGCTGATGACTTCGCTCGGTACGCCGGCCAGTTGCGCGACTGCCAGGCCGTAACTCTGGCTGGCCGGGCCGGGTAGCACGTGGTGCAGGAACACGATGCGCTCGTTGTGCTCGGTGGCATTGAGATGCACGTTAGCCACCAGTGGCTGGCTTTCTGGCAGCACCGTCAGTTCGAAATAGTGGGTGGCGAACAGGGTGTAGGCCCGCAGGTGCGCCAGGCGTTCGGCCGCCGCCCAGGCCAGGGACAGGCCGTCGAAGGTGCTGGTGCCGCGTCCGACTTCGTCCATCAGCACCAGGCTGCGTTCGGTGGCGTTGTGCAGGATGTTCGCTGTTTCGCTCATTTCCACCATGAAGGTCGAGCGCCCGCCGGCCAGGTCATCGCTGGAGCCGATCCGGGTGAAGATCCGGTCCACCAGGGACAATTCGCAACTGGCCGCCGGCACGAAGCTGCCGATGTGGGCCAGCAGCACGATCAATGCGGTCTGGCGCATGTAGGTGGATTTACCGCCCATGTTCGGACCGGTGATCACCAACATGCGGGTGTTGTCATCCAGGCTCAGGTCGTTGGCCACGAACGGCGTGGTCAATACCTGTTCGACCACCGGGTGACGACCCTGGCTGATGCGCATGCACGGCTCGCTGACAAACCGCGGGCAGTTGAGGTCCAGGTTGAGCGCGCGTTCGGCCAAGTTACTCAGCACGTCCAGCTCCGCCAGGGCGCCGGCGGTGTCCTGCAGCGGCGGCAGTTGGCTGATCAAGTCTTCGAGCAGCGCCTCATAGAGCATCTTTTCCCGGGCCAGGGCGCGGCTCTTGGCCGACAGCGCCTTGTCTTCGAAGGCCTTGAGTTCCGGGGTAATGAAGCGCTCGGCACCCTTGAGGGTTTGGCGGCGAATGTAGTCAGCCGGCGCCTGTTCAGCCTGTTTGCTCGGCAATTCGATGAAGTAACCGTGGATGCGGTTGTAGCCGACCTTGAGATTGGCGAGGCCCGTACGGGCTTTTTCCCGGGCTTCGAGGTCGATCAGGAACTGACCGGCGTTCTCGCTCAACGATTGCAGCTCGTCGAGTTCGGCGTCGTAGCCGGTTTTCAGCACGCCGCCGTCACGGATCACCGCCGGCGGGTTATCGATAATGGCTTTTTCCAGCAGCGCGGCCAGCTCCGGGTAAGTGCGAGTGGTGCGCGCCAGTTGTTGCAGGTGCGGCGCTTCCAGGTCGGTCATCGCCACCTGAAGCTCGGGCAGGGCTCCGAGGGCATCGCGCAGGCGCGCCAAGTCACGGGGGCGGGCGTTGCGCAGGCCGATCCGCGCCAGGATCCGCTCGATGTCACCGATTTCCTTGAGCTGCGGTTGCAACTGTTCGAAGCGATAACGATCCAGCAGGCAGGTAATGGAACTCTGGCGCGCCAGCAGCACCGTCAGGTCCCGCAACGGACGGTTCAGCCAACGGGTCAGCAGACGGCTGCCCATCGCGGTCTGGCAGCGATCGACCACCGATTGCAGGGTGTTGTCGCGCCCGCCGGCCAGGTTGGTGTCCAGTTCCAGGTTGCGTCGACTCGCGCCGTCCAGCACCACGGTGTCATCCAGGCGCTCATGACGCAGGCTGCGCAAGTGGGGCAGGGCGGTGCGCTGGGTTTCCTTGGCGTAGGCCAGCAGGCATCCGGCAGCGCCAATAGCCAGGGTCAGGTTTTCGCAGCCGAAGCCTTTGAGGTCCTGGGTGGAGAACTGCTGGCAGAGACTTTTCAGCGCCGAGTCGCGCTCAAAATCCCACGGCGCCCGACGACGCACGCCACGGCGTTTTTCCGCCGGCAGGTCTTTGGGCCAGTCGTCCGGGATCAGCAATTCAACCGGATTGACCCGCTCCAGCTCCGCCAACAGGTTTTCCCAACCCTTGATCTCCAGCACCGAGAAGTTGCCGCTGGTGATGTCCAGCACGGCGAGGCCGAACAGGCGTTCATCGCCCAGCACGGCGGCGATCAGGTTGTCCCGGCGTTCATCCAGCAAGGCTTCATCACTGACCGTACCCGGCGTGATGATCCGTACGACTTGGCGTTCCACCGGCCCTTTGCTGGTGGCCGGGTCGCCGACCTGCTCGCAGATCACTACCGACTCGCCGAGCTTGACCAGCTTCGCCAGGTAACCTTCCGCCGCGTGGTAAGGAATCCCACACATCGGAATCGCCATGCCCGCCGATTGCCCACGCGCCGTCAGGGTGATGTCCAACAACTTGGCGGCCTTCTTCGCATCCTCATAGAAGATCTCGTAGAAGTCGCCCATGCGGTAGAACATCAACTGATCGGGGTGCTGATTCTTCAATCGCCAGTATTGCTGCATCATCGGCGTGTGGGAGGACAGGTCGTTCACGGCTGTATTCATGGGTGTCAGGGAGGCTCGTTGAAAGGTGTGGGGCAAAAGGAGGGGCATTGGCCCGGCTTTTCCGCGATGGGCGCAAGGTTAACATGGGCGGTCTGGTGCGACCCAGCGTTTGGGATTGTGTGCATATCCGTTGCTGCGGTAACGGCTGCTTATGGTTCCGCCCTTACGGCGGCTCACTTTCGAAAAGCCGGAAGCCGGCCCAGGCGAAAGTAAGCAAAGCGCTTTTGCCCCACCACTCGGTGCTCGCCTAGGCTCGGCATGCCTGAACGAAGGCATCGCTCCGTGGGCCGCCGCGAAGGGCCATCCATGGCCCAGCGCGGCTAACCCGGCATCCATGCCGGGTTGCCCACTGCGCAATACCTTCGTTCAGCCAGCGTGGTTAATGGGGCGCCGAGATCAACGTCCACCGCGAGGCGGCCTGATAGCCGGCCTGGTTCTTGGTGGAACCGCGTTTCCCCTGTGGGAGCGGGCTTGCTCGCGAAGGCGGCGGTGAATTCAACACTTTCGTAGCTGACACAATTGCTATCGCGAGGTGGCTCATTCCCATATGGATGCCTACCTCGGCTCAACCACATCCAACGCCCGATTCGCCAACAACTGCCCCAGCTCAATCATCTGCTGGACCCCCAGCGCGATATGCCGGCGCGAGCCCTGCAGGTCGAACGCCAGGTCACTGACCATGGCATTGGCCGAGGCCAGGGTTTCGCTGAGGTTGGCGAGCAGGCATTCGGCGTCGATGTTAGGGGCGATGATGAAAAGGGTGTCGAGGGTGTCGGATGTTTCTTTGTCGGCTTTCGGCTTGAGGTAATAGTCCAAGGCTCGGGTGGCGGCTTCGTCGAGTTTCTTGGCGTTGGCAGACTGGCTGTGGGAGATGTGATCGTTTGGGGGATTCGGTGTGTTCTTTGGCATTTATGGATCCTTGAAGTTGAGCCACCACTCACTCGCGACTAAACGAGGGGGTGGCAGCTGTACGCAGGTTAGTCGACCGGGGATCCAAGGAACCGGCGCGCCCGAGGGCGCCCTGCGCACAGCCACCATCGAGTGCAGGAAAAGGGAATACCTGACTGAATGGAGCAGTGAGCACCTTGGAATACCGAGCGACTAAACCCGATCACTGATGGGCAGTGACAGGAACCAAAGTACCGATGGGATCCAAGGTGAACAAGCCGGCGAATTCTGGCGCAGTCGTAGGCTGAGGCGCAAGGCGATGTAGCTTGGCGTCGCACATTTGAAGGACGCGGATCGAGGGATTTCCCAAGAAGCTGTAGGGGGAATTCCCCCGTGACCAGCAAGCTCTTGTGGCGAGGGGATTTATCCCCGTTGGCTGCGCAGCAGCCCCTAGAGTCATTCAATCTGCCTGACACACCGGCTGCGGCATTTTGGGGCCGCTTCGCGCCCCAGCGGGGATAAATCCCCTCGCCACAATGGACTGAATATGCTTCAAGTGAGCGGTATCCCATATTTATGCAAAACAGCATTTGTCTTCTACGAAAAGAACAAGCACTATGCGCGTTATGCAAAAACGCAACGTTTCTACCGTATTAAGAGCATTGCTCGATCAGCACGGGATCTCCCCCACGGAGCTTCACCGGCGTACCGGCGTGCCTCAGTCCACCCTCTCGCGGATTCTCAGCGGCAAGATCGTCGATCCTTCGGATAAACACATCTCGAAGATCGCTGAATACTTCGCCGTGAGCACCGACCAGTTGCGCGGGCGCGCGGACCTTTCGCCCGCGGGCAATAGCCGTCGCGACGAGCCGCATTCCGAACTCAAGGACATAAGCCTTTGGGACGACGAAACACCCGTCGAGGACGACGAGGTGTCGGTCCCTTTTCTGCGTGAGGTTGAATTGGCTGCTGGATCAGGAAGATTCGTCATCGAGGAAAGCGAGCGCTCAAGCCTGCGCTTCGGCAAGCGCAGCCTGCGGCATAACGGCGTGCAGTTCGACCAGGCCAAATGCGTGACCGTTCGCGGCAACAGCATGTTGCCGGTGCTGCGCGACGGCGCCACGGTCGGTGTGAATGCAGGCAAATGCGGGATCGGCGACATCGTCGACGGCGACCTCTACGCCATCAATCACAACGGCCAACTGCGGGTGAAGCAGCTTTATCGTCTGCCCACCGGCATCCGCCTGCGTAGCTTCAACCGCGACGAGCACCCGGATGAGGACTACACCTTCCAGGAAATGCAGGATGAGCAAATCGTCATCCTAGGCCACGTCTTCTGGTGGGGCATGTACGCCCGTTAACCCTCTCGCTGTCAGATAAAACCCGCCACCGTGCGGGTTTTTTTTCGCCTCTGAAAATCGCCCAACCCCCGTATCCATTGAACGGCGATGCGTTGATGCATGAGCTGCGCATAAATAAATGCATTTACGCATTGACTGTATATGCATGCATGCATATTCTGTGTCCAAGCCGCTCGACAAAGCGGCTGGCAACAAAGCTCTTTAGTTCCACCAACAGGCAGCGATGAACCGGCCTTAACGGTTCAGAGGGTTGGCAACTGACCCGGGTGTGCAGCGTAAAGCACCAGAAGCAGTTATCCGGCGGGCAGGGACCGCGGTCGGAAAAACAATTTGAATGGATCCGTACCGCGCCAGTCGCGCCGAAAGATCAACTTCCTACAGGCCACCGGCCAGGGAAGGCGAAGGACCGCATTACTGAAAAGCCCGGTTCACCCCGGGCTTTTTGGAATGCCTACCTCAAGAGACATCGTTTGAACCCAATACACACCTTTCATCCATCACCCCCAGGAGGCGTGACATGACAAACGAGCAACAAGCGTTGCTGGACATGCCGATCTGGCTGGTCATCGTGCTCGCCCTGGTGGGCGGGGTGTCCGGCGAGATGTGGCGTGCCGACAAAGAGGGCGCCCGCGGCTGGTCGCTGTTGCGCCGCCTGGCCTTGCGCTCCGGCGCCTGCATGGTCTGCGGCGTCTCGGCAATCATGCTGCTGTATGCCCTTGGCCTGTCGATCTGGAGCGCCGGCGCGCTGGGCTGTTTGACCGCCATGGCCGGTGCCGATGTGGCCATCGGTCTTTATGAGCGATGGGTTGCCAAGCGCATTGGCGTTTGCGAAGTGCCGCCGCGTGATTCTCGCCACGACCAACAGTGAGCGGCGGCTGATCCTCGCGTCGCCATAAAAACAGGAGGCCATCAATGCCCATCATCGAAAAACCTTCGCAGCTGTTTACCGCCATCGCCGAAACCCTGCGTACCACTGTTCCCGGTTTGCGGGCCGGCACGCTCCAGGATTTCGACGGTATTGGCGATCAACCCTGGGTGTTGATCGCTTTTGAGCGGGATGCGCCGGGCAACCGGGCCAACGATGGACGTATCGCGCATGACCTGACGGTTTCCATGCAGGTCGTGTTGCCCGGTACAGCGTTGGCGGCCTCCGATCTGGCCAGTGAGTTGAAGCACCTGGTCGTCAATAACCGCTGGAATCTGCCGGGCGATCAATGCGACCTGCCCATGAACATCGAAGGCATCGCATCCACGTTCACCCACGAAGCTCGGGCGTACACCGCCTGGACCCTTTCCTTTACCCAAACCCTCTACCTCGGCCCGACGCTGCTGGAGGACCCGTTGGGCATCCCGAAATTTGCCCGGACCTGGGAAGTGTCGGACATCGACGACCCGGCTCAATACACCGCACTCGAGGACTGACCCATGTTTGATGCGCTGTTACGGATGCATCTGGGGCCGCTCATCGAGCGTCTGGCCGAGATGGAAACCGAGCTGGAGGACCTGCACCGACGCGCCGACAGTTTTTGTCGCATCGGCGTTTGTCAGGAGGTCGACGCGGCCAGCAACACCTGCAAGGTCAGCCATGGCGAGTTGTTGACCCCGGCGATCCGTTTTTTCAATCCCAGTGCTGGCGAACAGAGCGAGTCGCGCATCCCCTCGGTGGGCGAGCAGTGTTTGCTGCTCAACCATGGCGGCGGTGAGAGCGGTGGGCAGTCGGTGGCCTTGTTCGGCCTCAACGGCGGTCAGTTTCCACCCGTCTCGACACAGGCTTCGCTGACGCGTCGTCTCTATCAGGACGGTTCGGAAAACGGCTACGACCACGCCAGTCATGTCCTGCATTGGAAAAATGGCCCGGCGGCGTTCGCCGGTTCCCGTGAGTCCCTCGACTTAAGCATTGGCCCGGCGAGGCTGGTAATGACGCCGCAGGCCATCGAATTGCAACTGGGCGCCGTCGGCCTGCGGCTCGACGCGTCCGGTGTGCACCTGAGCGGCCCGGTGGTGGACCACCAGGGGCGCGTCATCAGTACCGCATAAGAGATTTCCTCATGATTGGAATCGATCGAAATACCGGCGCCACGGTCGACGACTGGCTGCAGTTCGTGCAACGCGCCACCCGGGCGCTGACCACGCCGTTGGGCACTCGGCAAAAGCGCCCTTTATATGGCTGCGCCCTCACGCAATTGCTCGGGCAGAACCTCGGCGATGACGTGCTGATTCTTGCCCAGAGCCACGCAGCCCAAGCGTTCTATAACCCGGACAATGGCATCGGCGACTTCGAGCCGCAGGTCATTGTCGCCAGCCGACAGGGCGCCGGCTTGTTGTTGCGCTTCGCCGGCACCTGGAAAAACCGCAAACAGACTTTCGAGGTAGTGACATGAGCATGTTGATACCCGGCCAGAACCAGTTGGCCGAACCGGCAATCGTCACTGTCGAAGCGTTCGAGGACTTGCTCGCCGAATTCAAGACCTTCGTGGTCGAGTACGTCGGCGCTCGCTCTCCCGAGAGCGCGGCCAAGCTTGTGGACAGCCTGGAAAACGAAAGCGAATTGCTGACCCTGGCCCTGGAGGCCTTCTGCGTCCGCCTGCAAACCCACGAACGCAAATACAACGCCCGCATCAAGCAGATGCTGGCGTGGTGGGCCACAGGGACGAATCTGGATGCCCGCCTCGCGGACATGGGCCTTGAGCGTCAGTTGCTTGATCCGGGCGATCCGGCGGCGTTTCCACCTGTCGAGCCGATTTACGAAAGCGATGAGGACGCCCGCTTGCGCTACTACCTGGCGCCCCATGCCCCGGCGGCGGGCTCGCGCATGCAGTACCGGCGGGAGATATTCACCCTGGGTGAGCGGCCGTTGGTGAAGGTGGAAAACGCCACGACGGGTGTAGTGACGGTCACTTACACCTTCAACCCGGATGGCTATGCGGCGCAGGTCAAGGACGGTAACGGACGCCGCACCGCGCCGGGTGAAGTCACTGTCACGGTACTGTCCCGCGAGGGCGATGGCACGCCGTCGCAGACGCTGCTCGACGGTGTTCGCCAGCACTTCGCCCGGCCTGATGTGCGACCGGAGACGGATCTGGTCATCGTCCAGCCCGCGCAAATCAAACCCTACAAAATCCGCGTTCTGGCGAAGATCCACGCCGGCCCGGATTCGGGGTTGACCAAGATTGCTGCCGAGCAGCAGTTGCAGGCGTACGCCGAGGCTTGTCATCACTTGGAGGGCCGAGTGGACCCGAGCTGGATCGACTACACGCTGCACAGCGCCGGTGCGGTTCAGCTGCAGATTCTTGAACCGCTCGATCCGATTGTGACGACGGCTTTTCAAGCCCCGTACTGCACGGGCGTCGAGGTCGAGGTGGATACGTTATGAGTGACGACACACCTCGCCCGAGCCTGCTGCCGGTCAACAGTTCGCCGCTGGAAAGAGCGCTCGATCTGGGTTTCGCCCGGTTGCTGGAGCGCATCGATCCGCCGTTTCCCGAACTGATGAACCCGCTCGCAACGCCCGTGGCTTTTCTGCCGTATCTGGCGGCGGATCGCGGGGTCAGTGAGTGGAGTTCCGCGGCACCCGAGGCCGAAAAGCGCCTGACAGTTGAACTCGCCTGGCCCACCGCACGGCAAGCCGGAACGCGAAAGGCGCTGGAAAACGCCGCCAAGGGCTTGCAACTGATGCCGGAGGTGCGCGCGTGGCATGAGCAAACGCCGCCTGGCCCACCCTACAGCTTTTCTGTCAGAGCGTTTACCGAACAGCCCTACAGCGAAGCCATCGATGCTCGTCTCGATCGCCGTCTGGCCGATGCCAAAAGCGAGCGCGACACCTTGACGGTCTCTGTTGGTTTGAGGGCATTCGGCAGACACGTCATTGGCGCCGCCACGCTGTGCGGCGAACTCACCACGGTTTATCCGGTTGTCATCGAAGGGCTTGAAGCCTCGGGCCAGGCCTTCATGGCCGCCGCGCTCTACACCGTCGAAACCTCCACTATTTATCCACAGGGGTCCTAAATGGCCGACTATTACACCCTGCTCACCGATGCGGGGATCGCCTACGAAACCGCCTGCAAGGCGGCGGGCACACCGATCAAGCTGTCGCAGATTTCCGTCGGTGACGGTGGCGGCGAGGTTTACAACCCGGCCGCCACCGCCACGGCGCTTAAACGCGAAGTGTGGCGCGGGCCGCTCAATGCGCTGTTCCAGGATGAGCAAAACCCGAGCTGGTTGCTGGCTGAAGTCACCATCCCGCCCGACGTGGGCGGCTGGTATGTACGTGAGGCAGGGATCTGGACCGATACCGGGATTCTTTATGCCATCGTCAAATATCCGGAGTCGTTCAAACCGGTGTTGGCGACTTCGGGGTCAGGGAAAGAGTTTTACATTCGGTCGATTTTTGAGACCAGTAATGCTGAGTTGGTGACGTTGTTGATTGACGATACGGTCGTCAAGGCGACGCGGGCTTGGGTTGCCAGCTATGTCGCTGACGAACTCGCCAAGCTCGACAGAAAACAGTCTGTGCGGGTAGCGACGACGGCCAACATTGTTTTGAGTGGTGCGCAGGCGATTGATGGTGTTGCCGTGGTTGCCGGGAATCGGGTGCTTGTTAAATCCCAGACCTTGGCGAAAGACAATGGTATCTACGTTGCCGCGAACGGCGCTTGGGTTCGGGCAAAGGATGCTGATGCGAATGCCGAGGTTACTTCGGGATTGATTGTCTCGGTGGAGGAGGGCGCGACGCTTGCCAATACGATCTGGCAGTTGGTTACGGATGGGGCGATTGTTCTGGGCACTACGGGGCTGAATTTTCAGAACATCACTCATGGATTTGCGCCGGTTAATTCCCCCGCTTTCCAAGGAACGCCTACAGCTCAAACAGGGGCTCAGTTTGATAACACGAACAAGCTTGCTACCAACCTGTTTGTGCAACGAGCTCTGGGTAATCTTAGTGCCGCTATAGCTATTACCGATACGATCAGCCTGACGGCTGCGCATTGTGGCTTCCTACTGGTAGGGGCCGCTGGACTTCTTGGTAAAACTGTTACGTTGCCACCCATCAGTGGGCTGCCAACCGGAGCGACGATTCATTTTTCTGCCGGTGTGGCTGATACCACTATTGCGGCGGCTGGGTCCGACATTATAGGTCCCAACGTAGGCGCAACGGGTTCAACCATCACCTCGTTTTCAATTGACGCGCTTGATTCAATCACTCTTGTGAACGTCGGATCAGGCTGGCGAATGGTCGGTGGATCTCACCTCAATAAACATAGCGGGCAGTTTGGCTCCCGTCTCAGTGGCAATGGCTACCAAAAGCTCCCTAGCGGTCTGATCATTCAGTGGGGCGTCGCCGGAACTACAAATGGGTTTGGCACATGGACTTACCCGATAGCGTTCCCTAATGCAGTTTTTCGTGTGTTCGCGAGTAATGACGCGTCGGCCTCTGGCACAAGTATGTATGCATGCGGTGCTCATCCCACTTCTGGAAGTCCTAATGTGTCAGCCACCATAGCTAGTCAATTGGCGGCCGGTGGTGATGCCATCTTTCTATTAGCCATCGGTTATTGAGGGACAGAAGAATGCCTACTCAATTAACAACTGACTCACCAATCCTGGATACCGGTGCTGTTGAGTACGAGGTAAAAAAATGACTCTTTTTTCGAGCAAAACAACGGGTGGTTTTTATGATGATTCGATCCACTCCGCTGAGCAAATTCCTCAGGACGCGGTTGAAATAACCCAAAAGCTGTATGCAGAGCTTCATGAGGGGCAGTCCACAGGGAAGCGGATTTCAAGTGGCGAAACTGGTTATCCGATACTGGTCGATCCACCTACGCAATCGCATGAGTCTCTAGCAGGCGTTGAGCGTATATGGCGTGACGCTCAGCTTGTCATGACCGATGGCATAGTTGCCCGGCATCGGGACGAGTTGGAGGAGGTTTCAGAGACCACTCTTTCTGTCGAACAGTACTTGGAGCTTCAAGCTTTTCGGCGAGCGCTACGCAGTTGGCCGGAGGGGAAAGAGTTCCCGCTGTTCGATCAGCGTCCAATAGCGCCGTCCTGGCTGCTCAAACACCCCCAATAAACGCCCCGCACCAACGGGGCGTTTTCTTTTGCGCAACACATCAAAAAAACCTGACAACAGCCCCGCACCCACGGGGCTTTTTCGTATCTGGAGAACCCCAAATGGCACCACGCCAAACCTACACCGTGCTCCTCCCATTCCCCACCGGCGGCGGCCATTGGTCGAGCGTTGGGCAGGAACTCGACCTGCTCGACGTCGAGGCCAACGCCTTGCGCAGCGCCGGTCGCCTGGAACTGAAAAAAACCGAGACGGGCGAACCGGTCTCTGCATCCACCCCGGCCAAAAAGGCCACCACCAAGAAGGCTGAATAACCATGGCTGAGGTTTTGAACTTCGAGCACAACGGCATTACCGTCAATGCCACTGAATCCCCCGAGGCCATGGGTGGCCTGGGTGATAACGTCATCGGTTTGGTCGGTACCGCGCCGAATGCCAATCCGCTGATTCCGAAAAACACCCCGTTCCGCATCAACAGCTTCACCACCCAGTCCCAACTGGACCCGACCGGCGCCGAGGCGGGCACGCTGTTTCAGGCGGTTTATCAGATTCTCAAAGTGGTCAAGGTGCCGGTGTATGTGGTCATTGTCGAAGAGGGCGCCACGCCGGCTGACACGCTGAACAATGTCATCGGCGGCATCGAAGCCGAGACCGGTCGCAAGCTCGGTCTGGCGGCGTTGAGCGGGGTCGCTGAAGACCTGACCATCATCGGCGCGCCAGGCTTCACCGGCACCAAGGCGGTAGCGAGCGAGTTCGCCTCGTTTGGCAAGCGCATCAAGGCGCGTGTGGTGCTCGACGGCAAGGACGCCGCGGTTGCTGATCAAGTGACTTACAGCCAGGAACTGGGCGGCGCGGACCTGGGTTTCGACCGTTGCCTGGTGGTGCACAACATGCCGGCGGTGTACTCCAAGGCGGCGAAGAAAAACGTTTTCCTGGCGCCGTCGAGCCTGGCCATCGCCGCGCTCGCCAAGGTCAAGCAATGGGAGAGCCCGGGCAACCAGGTCACCTACGCTGAAGACGTCTCGCGCACCGTGGAATACAACATCCTCGACACCTCCACCGAGGGCGATCTGCTCAACCGCTACGGCGTTTGCTACTACGCCCGGACCATTCTCGGCGGCTTCTCGCTGCTGGGTAACCGTTCCGTCACCGGCAAGTTCATCAGCTACGTCGGCCTTGAAGATGCCATCAGCCGCAAGCTGGTCAAAGCCGGGCAGAAGGCCATGGCCAAGAACCTGACCAAGTCGTTCATGGACCAGGAGGTCAAGCGCATCAACGACTGGCTGCAAACCCTGGTCGCCGACGAAACCATCCCCGGCGGCAGCGTGTACCTGCATCCGGAACTGAACAGTGTCGAGAAGTACAAGAACGGCACTTGGTACGTGGTCATCGACTACGGCCGCTACGCGCCGAACGAACACATGATTTATCAACTCAACGCCCGCGATGAAATCATCGAGCAGTTCCTGGAGGATGTTCTCTAATGTTTACCAACCGCGTAAGACAGGCCATCGCGGCCACCCTGCAAGGCCTGCCGTTGTCGGCGACCGTGGAAGAGTTCTCCCCGCCGAAGATCGAGTTCGACATGGAAGCGATGACCGGCGGGCGCTTCATCGCCGAAGAAATGGCCAAGAGCGGCAAGGTGCTGAACGCTAGCCTTGTGCTGCAAGGGGCCGGGCCGGAAATCATGCTCGCCCTGGGGGTGCAATTGGGCGATGACATTCTGCTGAACGTGCGTGAAGCCGGCCAGGATCAGGATGGCAACACCTGGTTCACCTACCACACCGTCGGCGGCAAGCTCAAATCCCTGGAAGAAGCCAAGCTGAAGATGGGCGACAAACCCACCACGACACTTGAGCTGGCCTGCCGCACCTACAACCGTCTGGAAAATGGTGTCCCGGTGATCGACATCGACGTGCGTACTCAGAAGTTCGTGCTCAACGGCGTCGACATCCTCGGCGATGCCCGCCGTGCGGTGCTGCTGCCCTAAGCAAATGCCTGGCAGTTGAACGCAATTCCTGTGGGAGCGGGCTTGCTCGCGAAGAGGCCATCAGCTTCAACAACAATGTTGCCTGATCCACCGCTTTCGCGAGCAAGCCCGCTCCCACAGGGGTATCTGCGCAGCCAGAGATTTGCGGCACTGACTGGCATTGCGCAGCACCCTCCCCAGTATTCACCAAGGAATTCATTTCATGTCCTGGACACCTCCTGTTCACGCCCTGTTGTCGCCGATTACTGGTGATAACGGGGCGCAGATCGAGCAGCTCGAACTCAAACCCTTGTTCTACGCCGCACAGAAAGACGCCCTGGCCCGTGCAGGCGATGACGAGGACGATCAGTTTTTCGAATTGGCCAAACTCGCCACCGGCCTGTCGATCAAGGAGCTGGATCAGCTCAAGCGCCCGGACTACGTGAGCATTGCGCAGTACGTGCACGAAATGTCCACTCGCCCGACGTCCCACTTCCTGGAATCAACGGATGGCGCAGCAGTGGACCCCGACCAGATACAACTGCTCCAACCGCTCAACGTCGCTGGCCGCAGCCTGACCTCGCTGACCCTGGAAATGCCCGTGCTGCGAGCGACCAAGGCGATGAAAAAACTGAAGACGGCCAAGGAACGCGCCGAGTTCATCACCGCCCATTGCACCGGCCTGATGATCCCCGATCTGGATCTGCTGACCGTGCCCGACTGGACACAACTTCAGGTACGCATCGACGATTTTTTAAACAAACCGGCGGACTTCTTTCGGAGCGCGACATCGAAGTGATCTTCGATGTGGTGCCGCTCATTTACGCAGTAAGTGAGGCAGAGATTCTGGAGTGGGACGTCGGCAAGGCATTACGTCGTTACGACATCGCGATCACTCGCCTTGGCGTGAAAAAGGAGTAGCGCGGGATGGCGGACGATAAATATTCGCTCAAATACGCAGTCTTCAATGAGAGTGGGCTGGCGTTCGGTAATACCAGCCTCACGAGTGGTGTGGCATCGCAAGGTGCGTTCGCCGGGGATCAGCTGTCGAGCCTCGATCTGGTGCTGGAATCACTCGGGCTCAAACTCGGGTTGCTGACCACGGCGATTGAGTCGCTGACCGTGAAACTGTCGGCGCAACGATTGTTCTCCCAAACGATGGTCGCCGGCGCCAAGGGCGAGTCGGCCAGTGAGCCCAAGGGTCAGTCGGGTGCCGGTATCGAACCACCGACGCTGCTCAAACCTGCGATAGCGATGGATTCGGCCATGGCCGATCTGAAAAAGGCCACCCAATTTGGGCCGCGTCAGATTCGACAGGTGGCTGAGTCAACCCAGCAGATCGCCACCGCACCGCTGGTGGCGGCCGGGGGCACCACGGCGGTTGACGTGGTGAGGATGCAAAGCCTGGCGGCCAGGAAAGGCATCGGTAGCGAAGTGCACGATGCCTCGGAGCGACAGTTGCTCCTGTCGAATTTCGCCTCGGATGCTGGCGTCACCGCGGCGGCGTTCGAGATGCCGGCCATGAAGGCCGCCGAAATGCTGGCGGACTGGCGCCTCTCCATGAAGCTCAGCGGCGCGCAAGCCTTTGACTTGGCGGATGCCGCCAACCAATTGGGCAAATTACCCAATGGTGCGAAAGCGGCTGAGATCGGTGCGGTCTTGCAGCGTGACGGTGCGGCTGCGACGGCGGTGGGCCTGGCCCCTGCACAAGCCGCCGCGTTGACGGCGGCATTGCTCAATACCGGTACCCAACAAGCTGAAGCCGGCGTGGCACTGGACAGTTTCACGACGGCCCTGGGCAAGGGTGAGCAGACCTCCGCCACCGAGCAAACGGCCTGGAAACAGCTGGGGCTGGCGCCCATGGCGGTGGCGAGCGGTTTGCGTGACAAGGACACGGCGTCTGGCACGGTAATGACGGTGCTGGCGGCCTTGAACGCACAACCGGCCGAAAAGCGCACGGCCCTCGCCGCCACGCTCTTCGGCAATGGCGATGAGGCGGTGCTGCGCATGGCGCAGAAACTGCCCGATGTGAACGCCGCCTTCTTGCAGGTGAAAGACCCAAGCCAATATGCCACGTCGCAATTGGGCAACGACGGCTCGGTGCGGCAGGACGCGTTGGCGCTATCGAAAACCCATCAAGGCCAACTGAACATCCTCAACGCCCGCAGCGAGCGTCTGTCGGTGGCCACGGGAAATGCCCTGATGCCTTCGGCGGATACCTCGTTCCAGTGGCTGGGTTCGCTGGCCGATGGCATGAGTGAGTTGGCTGAGTCCTCACCTAAAGCCACCGCAGCCATTGTGGTGATAGGCGCGGCGCTCAAACCGCTGGTGGGTGTGCTGCTCAAGGCCGTAGTGGATGAGATGTCCAGTCAGGTGGCCAAGCGGGTGTTAGGTCGGGCTGCCCCACACCTTCCCGGCCGATTGGGTGAGGTGATCTCCGAAGACTTCAGAAATCCTCGTGCGAACAAGCTGGATACAAGCAATGCCAGCCAGCGTTCCGAATCCACGAGAGGACCGAAAATAAGCGTGAGTACACGAGGCTCAGGGGGAGACGCGGGGCGTTCTTCATTCGCGCCAACGGCCTCATTACGCTCGATGACTCGCAAGGCGCCCGGTCCATTAAAAGTAGTCGGCGCCGTCGCTGATGTGGCCGAGGGTGTGCTTACCGGCGACAAACGAATGATGGGCGCAGGCCTGGGAGCCGCCGGTGGCGGCTGGGCCGGCGCTGCTGCCGGGGCTGCGGGCGGTGCCGCTTTGGGCAGTGTCGTTCCGGTGATCGGCACTGCCATTGGTGGCTTGATTGGCGGACTGCTGGGCAGTTGGTTGGGGAGCGATGCCGGGGCGTCTCTGGGGGAAAAGCTCGTCGCCCCCACCGACAGACTCGCCGCTCCAGACCAGGTCAGCAAAGACCTGACCAGCACCCAGACAGCCACACAACAAAACACCATGACCGCAAACATCTACATCAACGGCCAGGACCAGGCCAGTGCCAGTCAGTTGGCCAACCTGGTGGTACAGCAGCTCTCGGCTCAATTCGCACTGACAACCATGCCCAACTCACTCGCCATGCGCAGTGATGCGGCTCTGACCGACGGAGGTACGTGATGCGTCAGCAAATGGCACTGGGCAGTTTCATTTTCGGTCTGTCCAGAAACTTCGCTTACCACTCCCTGGTCCGCACTTCGGACGGTGGTTGGAAAAGCATCGACATCCTCACCAGCAAACCCAAATCCAGTCAGGTCGGTCAAGGACTGCAAGGGCTGACCATCACCGGCAAATCGATGTACGCGACCGCCATGGATCGGCTCGATGAGCTGCGTGCATTACAGGCGCAGCGCATTCCTGTGCCGTTGGTTGACGGCATCGGCCGCAACTGGGGGCTGTGGCAGATCAACAAGGTGTCGGAAACCCAGACCGAGGTCATTGATGACGGCACGGCGATGGTGGTCGGCTGGGTGATTGAATTGACGGAGTTCGCCAATGCGTAGGGTTCGAAGTATTGCCGGTGATTCGGTGAATCTGTTGCTGTACCGCGAGCTTGAGCGTTGTGACGATGTCGCCGAAGAGGCGCTCTGGCGACTCAATCCGAAGCTGGCCGAGTGGGGGCCGGTATTGCCGGCCGGTGTATGGATTGTCCTGCCGGAAGTGGATCTGCAACCCGTCGCACCCACACCGGTTTCGGCCTGGGATTAAGGAGGCAACATGTCACTGGGTTTCACGCCAGCGGTGGAAATCTACGGTGCGAACGCGGCGCTGCTCAACGAACGCTTGCTCAGTTGGACGCACATCGACGCGGCGGGGATCGAGTCCGATCAACTGACGCTCACCATCAGCCTGGAAGGGCTTGAAGGATTGCCCAGCCTGGGCGGGAAAGTCGGCCTGCGGGTTGGTTATCTGGAGTCGGGTCTGGTGGATAAAGGCGAGTTCGTCGTGACCCGGCGCACGCCAACTCTGTTTCCTCTGCGCCTGACGCTTGTCGCGACGGCGGCGCCGTTCAGTGCGGCCGATCAGACCGGTTTCAAGCAGCGCCGATCCGTCAGTCATGGCCCGACGACCTTGGGCGCGCTGTTTCGTCAGTTGACTTCCAGACACGGGTTTTCCCCGCGTGTGGCGCCGGACCTGGCGCTGATAAAAATCGAGCACATCGATCAGTCCAACGAAACCGACATGGGTTTTCTGACGCGACTGGCTCATCGTTATGACGCCGTCGCCAAGCCGGTCAACGAGTTGTATGTGCTGGCGCGCCGGGGGCAGGCGAAGTCTTTAACGGGCAAAGTCCTGCCAGAGACAAAGCTGTCGGTGACCACGAATAACCGCCCGGGCGATAACGCTTTTATCTCCGCCGTCCTGGATGACACCGCGCGGGCGAAATACCAGGGCTGCAAGGCCAGTTGGTGGGATGCGAAGGCGGGGAAAATGCGGGTCGAGGAGAGCGGCATCGCGCCGTTCAAGACCCTTCGCCAGCGCTTTCAAAGCGCCAACGATGCTCGCGCCGCCGGTGAAGGAGAGGTGCGCCGGATGATGCGCGAAGCACTCAAGGTGGCGATCGAATGCCCCGGCAATCCAGGCTTGTGCGCCGAAGGCATCGTGCTGTTGGACGCCTCCTGGCCGGACTTCATGCGCGGTCGCTGGTCGATCGACAAAGTCACCGCCAGCGGCGACCGGGAAAAAAGCTATCGCAGCAGGATTGATGCGACTTGTCTGGATGCCAGGGCCTGACGTGCTCCCTTCCAAAACACCGCTGACCCTGTGGGAGCGAGCCTGCTCGCGATGAGGCCGTCATAGCCAGCATTGATGGTGCCTGACACACCGCCATCGCGAGCAGGCTCGCTCCCACAGTTTCTGACTGCGATTCTATACAACTGGAGCACCTCCATGAAGATCACTCCGATCCTCACGCAACTGCGTGAGCAATGTCCCGCGCTCGCCAATCGCGTGGCGGCAGGTTTTGACCTCGCCACGTTGCAAGCCGACACGCCACTGCAAACCCCTTGCGCCTATGTCCTGCCAAGCGCCGACATTGCCAGCAAGAACGCCGCCCAGAACGCCACGCTGCAAGCAGTACGCGACCGTTTCGACACCGTATTGGTGCTCGACGCCACCGACGCGACAAAAGCGCTGGATCTGTTGCACGACCTGCGCGCCGAACTGTGGCGGGCACTGGTGGGGTTCAAGCCCGGTGGTGACTACACCGGCATCGAGTACGACGGCAGTGAACTGGTTTCCATCAATAGCAGCCGCGTGTCGTACCGGTTGCACTTTTTCGCCGAGTTCCAGCTGGGCCGCAATCTGGCGAGCCAGCCTGCCGAAAGCTGGCACGAGCGTGAACTGGACGGCTTGTCGTCCTTTAGCGGGGCCACCGTGCGGGTCGATGCCATCGACCCGGCGGACCCCAATCTGAAACGTCCCGGGCCCGATGGGCGCGTGGAACTGACTTTCTCTGGAGACGTAACCCCATGAGCAAACGCATCACCGTGCTGCCGGCCCCGGGCCGTGCCGTACCGGACCCGGAAGCGGGCGATCTGTTGCCCCTCGAGGGCCGTGAAGTACCGGACAGCGCCTGGTGGCGTCGACGTCTGGCCGATGGCGATATCACTACCAAAACCGTGAAAGCGGCAAAACCACAGGGAGCCAAATAATGGCGATCGGATTCAGCAACATTCCCGCGGATATTCGTGTTCCGCTGTTCTACGCCGAAATGGACAACTCGGCCGCCAATAGCGCGTCGTCGGCCATGCGCCGTTTGATCGTGGCTCAGGTCAACGACAACGTGGCTCCGGCCGAGGTCGGCAAACTGGTGCTGGTGTCCAGCGTCGCGCTGGCCAAGAACATCGGCGGCCAAGGCTCGATGCTTGCCTCGATGTACGAAACCTGGCGCAAGACCGACCCGTTGGGCGAGATCTGGTGCTTGCCGCTGCACAACGTCGAAGGTTCCATCGCCCAAGGCGTGCTGACCCTGACCGGCGCCGCGACTCAAAGCGGCCTGCTTAATCTTTATGTGGGTGGTGTGCGTGTTCAAGCCGCCATCGTCAATGGTGCGACTGCAGCTCAAGCCGCCACTGCGCTGGCGCTGAAAATCAACGCGAGCGCCGATCTGCCGGTGATCGCTGCGGCCGCCGAAGGTGTCGTGACGCTGAGCGCCAAATGGACCGGCGACAGCGGCAACGACATCAGCCTGCAATTCAATCGTCTGGGCAAGAGCAATGGCGAAGACACCCCTGCTGGCCTGACCACCGCCATCACGGCAATGACCGGTGGCGCTGGTGTGCCGGACCAGACTGCCGCCGTCGCGGCCCTGGGTGACGAGCCATTCGAGTTCATCGCCATGCCGTGGTCCGATGTGGCGAGCCTCAACACCTGGCAAGCGGTCATGGACGACAGCACGGGTCGCTGGTCCTGGGCCAAGCAGTTGTTCGGCCATGTCTACAGCGCCAAGCGCGGCACCATCGGTACTCTGGTGGCGGCCGGTCAGGCGCGTAACGACCAGCACATGACCCTCCAGGCCCTGGAGCTGGGCGTACCGCAACCGTTCTGGGTCCAGGCCGCTGCGTTGGCCGCCCGTACTGCGGTGTTCATCTCCGCTGACGCCAGCCGTCCGACCCAGAGCGGCAGTTTGCCAGGCCTGGATCCGGCACCGGCCAGCGAGCGTTTCACCCTGACCGAGCGTCAGTCGTTGCTCAACTACGGCATTGCCACGGCGTATTACGAAGGTGGCTACGTGCGCATTCAGCGCTCGATCACCACGTATCAAAAAAATGCCTTCGGCCAGGCTGACAATTCCTATCTGGACAGCGAAACCATGCACCAGTCGGCGTTCATCGTGCGTCGCCTGCAAAGCGTGATCACCAGTAAATACGGGCGGCACAAACTGGCTGCCGACGGCACCCGTTTCGGCGCCGGCCAACCGATCGTGACGCCGAGCACCATTCGCGGCGAGTTGATTGCCCAGTACGCCAAGCTGGAGTTGGAAGGTCACGTGGAAAACGCCGAGCTGTTCGCCGAGCACCTGGTGGTCGAGCGTGACAGCCAGGACCCGAGCCGGGTCAATGTGCTGTTCCCGCCGGATTACATCAATGGCCTGCGGGTGTTCGCGCTGCTCAACCAGTTCCGTCTGCAATACGACGACGCTGCCTGACTGTGGCGAGGGAGCTTGCTCCCGCTGGGTTGCGCAGCAACCCCAACACAGAGCTGGCGCTACGTAATGCAGCGCCAGCCCGGTCAAGCGAGAGCAAGCTCCCTCGCCACGATGATCTACACAAATCCTAAGTGAACAGCTTTTATTCGAAGGGAGAAACACCATGGGTCAACTGATTGCGGGCACCTGCTACGTCAAAGTGGACGGCGCTCAACTGACCATCAATGGCGGCTGCGAAGCACCGCTGATGTTTACCAAACGCGAAACCGTCGTACCGGGTTTCTACAAGGAAACCGACATTGCACCGTCCTTCAAGGTGACAGCCCTGCACACCGCGGATTTCCCGCTCAAGCAATTGGTCGCTGGCACCGACATGACCGTCACCTGTGAATTCAACAACGGCAAGGTCTACGTGCTGGCCGGCGCTTACCTGGTGGAAGAGCCGGTGTCCAAGGGCGACGACGCCACCATCGAACTGAAATTCGAAGGCATCAAGGGGACCTGGCAATGAGCGATGTCGTGACGCTGCGCGTGGCCATCGAGGCCCACGGCGAGCCGCTGAGCGAACTGACCCTGCGCCGTCCGACGGTGCAAGAAGTCCGGGCGATCAAGGCGCTGCCGTACAAGATCGACAAGAGCGAGGAGGTGAGCCTGGACATGGATGTCGCGGCCAAGTACATCGCGGTCTGCGCCGGCATCCCGCCGTCGTCGGTCAACCAGTTGGACCTGGCAGACCTCAACGCATTGAGCTGGGCCGTCGCGAGTTTTTTCATGAGTGCGGCGTCGCAGCCATCGGCGACCTGATCGCAGCCGCCTATGATCTGGCCTGGTTCTGGAAGGTTGACCCCGAACAGATGATGGCCAGGCCACTGGATGTGCTCCGCGAGTCCCTGGAGCACGCGCAACGGATCAATGCGATGCAGCAGGTGCAGTGATGGCAGAGACACAGAAGCTAGAGAAAAAAGCAGTGCTGCTGACCGGCATCGATGAGCTGTCGCCCAAGCTTGCCAGCCTTCGGGCCAAGGTCGCCAGCTTCAAACAGAACCTCGATGCCACGGGCCTTGGCAGCCTGGATATTTCCGCTCTGCTCCCCGAGGGCGGCCTGGCCAAACCGTTCATGGAGGGGCTCAAGTCAGCAAACGCTTTCAAAGGTGAAGTCGGCGCGGCCAACGCGGCGGCCAGCAGCTTGAAGGCCCCTGAAGCGCCGCGTGTAGCGGCACAGAGCCTGGATGGATTGAAGACTTCCATCAGCAATGTGTCGGTGCAGTTCGGTTCGGCCCTGGGGCCGGCGGTCAACGCGGCGGCAGCCAGCTTGCAGCCGATGGTCACGGGTGTGGCCCAGGTGCTGCAGGACAACCCGCAATTGGTGCAGGGCCTGGCGACAGGCGTCGTGGCGTTCAACGCGATTCAAACGGCGGTCAGCGGTGCGAGCCAGGCGCTGGAAGTGGTCAACCTGGCCTTGAAGATGAACCCCATCGGCTTGATTGCCATGGGCATCGCCTTGGCGGCCGGGATGATCATCGCTAACTGGACACCGATCTCGGCGTTCTTCGCCGGGCTTTGGCAAAAGCTGTCGCCGATCGTCATGCCGATGGTCGAGTTCTTCAAGACGGTGTTCGCCTTCACCCCGATGGGGCAGGTGATCAGCCATTGGGGACCGATCAGTAGTTTTTTCGGCGCGCTCTGGAATGTGATCGTGGCGGCGGCAACGCCGATTATCGGTTTCATGCAGACGTTGTTTGCCTGGTCACCCTTGGGTTTGATCATCAGCAACTGGGCGCCCCTGACCGGGTTGTTCGCAGCGATCTGGGATCTGCTCAAGGCACTGACGGTGCCGGTGATGGACGCCTTGAAAGGCCTGTTCGACTGGACGCCGCTGGGGTTGATCATGGCCAACTGGGGCACGATTGGTGAAGTGTTCGCCGGCATCTGGGAAGGCATTCGCAATCAGGTGTCGATCATGCTGGCGGTGTTCAGCGGTTTGTTCGACTGGTCGCCCATTGAGGGCCTGACCAAACAGTGGGGACCTGTGGGGGAGTGGTTCAGCCAATGGTGGGATGAACTGCAGGGTGTGATTGCGCCGATCAAGGCGTTCTTCAACGGCGGCTTCGGCGAAATCATCACCTCGTTTACCGTTAAGGTCGAAGGATTGACCGAGGCGCAACGGCAGACCAATGCCGAAGGCAAGGGTGAACTGGCGCCAGCATTTTTTGGCGGGGCCAGTGAACAGCCTGCGGGCTTGTCTTCCAGCCTTGCGCCGGCGTCCGGCAACCTGCCGATGAAAACCTCATTGGCGGCAGGCGCACTGCCGCAAACCTCCAGTGCCCTGGTGCAACAAAGCGCCGCCAACAACCGCACGCAGCTCGAAGGTGGCCTGACCGTGCGCTTCGAAAACGCGCCGGCCGGGTTGCGCGCCGACCCGCCGCAGACCAATCAACCGGCCCTGGCGGTGAGTTCGCGCATTGGCTATCGCTCACTTTCCACAGGAGGTTCCAATGAGCTGGCGTGATCGTTTGTTGCCGGCGTCGTTTCGCGGCGTCGGGTTCTGGGTCGATCAGGCGAAAACTCCGGTCGGCCACAAGGGTCAGTTGCATGAATATCCCCAGCGTGACCAGCCATTCTTCGAAGGCCTCGGTCAGCAAGCGAAGATTCATGAGCTGACCGCGTTCATCGTCGGACCCGATTGCCTGGAGCAGCGTGACAAGTTGCTTAGGGCCCTGGAGCAGGGCAGCGGAGAACTGGTGCATCCGTGGCTGGGGCGCCTGCAGGTCAAGGTGGGCGAGTGCGACATGACCCAGACCCGTCAGGATGGCGGCCTGGTGACGTTCGCTCTGAAGTTCTACCCCGACCAGCCGCTGCAATTCCCGTCGGCCGCGATCAACAGCCAGAAACTGTTACTGGTGTCGGCTGACAGCTTTCTGGGTTCGGCGGTGCGGCGCTTCGAAGAGGCCATGACGTTGATCAAGGCTGCGCGGATCGGCATTGCTGACCTGCGCAACAGCCTTAAGGAGGTCTATGGCGTCATCGAGCAGGAACTCAAGCCGTTGATCGAGACTTATCGGCAACTCAGCGATCTGGTCAAGGCGGTGAAGGAGCTGCCCAGCGAAGTGGCCGCCGAGTTTAAAGGGTTGCTGGGGGACATCCGGGAATTGAAGGACTTTGCCCGTGACGGCTATCGCGGCGTGATTGCCAGCGTGTCGCAGCAGGTGGAAGCCATTCGCAAGGCGGACGCTCCCAAACTCACCACCGGCAAAGACACCACGGCGGCGGCCCAGGCCGTGGCCGATCTGGTGCAGGACACGCTGCTGGTGCAGGCCGCGCAATGGATTGCGGCGATGCCGGTGGCGGCACCGGCGGTCAAGTTGGGCGCCACCCCATCGGTGGCGCAACAGGCGGTACAGCCGGTCCAGCGCCGAGACGTGCCGGTGGCCGATGATGTCCTGGCCCTGCGCGATGCCCTCAACGAGGCCATCTGGCAAGCCTCGCTCAAGGCCGATCCGGATCACTACCAGGCGCTGAACAACCTGCGTCAGCAAATGGCCGCGCACCTGACGGCGGTGGCGTCTTCCGGTGTCAGACTGATCAGCCTGTCGTTCAAGCAAAGCCTGCCGGCGCTGGTAGTGGCGTATCAGCAATTTGCCGATGCCACCCGGGTCACCGAAGTGACTCAGCGCAATGGCGTGGCTCACCCTGGTTTCCTGCCACCCAACGACCTGAAAGTCTCGAGGGAATAAGCCATGAACGAGCTCGACAACGCTGTCTCGCTCACCGTCGGCGGGCTGGATTACGGCGGCTGGAAAAGCGTGGAAATCAGTGCGGACCTGGAGCGGCAGTTCCGCACCTTCAAGCTTGACATCACCTGGCAATGGCCGGGGCAGACCCAGTCTGTGCCAATTCGTCCGGGGGATGAATGTCAGGTGCGCATCGGTGCCGACCTGGTGCTCAGCGGCTACGTGTTCAAAGCCCCGGTCAGTTATGACGGGCGCCAGATCAGCCTGAGTATCGAGGGTGGCTCCAGGACCCAGGACTTGGTGGACTGCGCGGCGATCAATCGCCCGAGCCAATGGCGCGGGCAAACGGTGCTGAGCATTGTCCAGGCCCTGGCCTCGCAATATGGCGTGGGAGTGATCAGTGAGATCCCTGAAACCGCTCGGTTGAGCGAACACAGCATCGTGCCGGGGGAAACGGTCTTTCAATCCATCGACCGTCTGCTGACGTTGTTTCGGGTGTTTTCCACTGACGACGCCGAAGGCCGCGTGTTGCTGGCTAAACCCGGTAGTGGCGGGCGAGCCAATGATGTGCTGGAACTGGGTAAAAACATTCTCTCGGGCAACGCACCGATGGACTACAGCCAGGTGTTCTCCGAATACCGGGTCATCGGCCAGCACAAGGGCAATGATCAGCAGAGCGGGGCGGCGGTGAGCGAAGTTTCCGGCACCGCTACGGACCTGGGCTTCAAGCGCAAGCGGGTCACGGTGATCAGCGAAAGCGCGCAATTGACCTTCGAACTGGCCCAGCAGCGAGCCGACTGGGAAAGCGCAATCCGCACTGGCAAGGCCCTGACCACGACCTATCGCGTGCAGGGCTGGCGTCAGGCCAATGGCGATTTGTGGCGGCATAACACCCTGGTGCGGGTGATCGACCCGGTGCTGGGGTTTGACGGCGACATGCTGATCTCCAAAGTGACGTATTCACTGTCTGCCCAAGGCTCCGTCACCACCCTGCAAGTCGCCCCGCCCCATACGTTCGACGCGAACCCGACGCCACCCAAATCCTGAGCCCAACGCAAAACTCCTGGTGGGAGCGGGCTTGCTCGCGAAAGCGGTGGGTCAGCTTGCCTCAATGTTGAATGAGCCCACGCCATCGCGAGCAGGCTCGCTCCCACAGGGGGATCTTTGCCGAATACAAAACTTGATCCACTGGAGATCTCTTGTGGGAGCGAGCCTGCTCGCGATGGCGTCGGTACAGCCAACAGAAGTTATGGCCAATAAACATCGCTTTCAAACTTCCGATTCTCAAGGAAACCTCAATGAGCCTACTGACCCGCCTCCTGGCGCGCGGCACTGTCGTGCTCGCCAATTCGGCTACCAAGTTGCAATCGCTGCAAATGCGCCTCACTGCCGGCGAAGTGAATGACGATATGGAGCACTTCGAACCCTACGGCTTCACCAGCAATCCGCTGGCCGGGGCAGAGGGGATCGCCACGTTCCTGGGCGGTGACCGTTCCCATGCCGTGGTGCTGGTGGTCGCCGACCGTCGTTTCCGCCTCAAGGCCCTGGCCCCTGGCGAAGTGGCGATCTACACCGACGAGGGCGACAAGATCCACTTCAAGCGTGGCCGGGTCATCGACATCCAGACTGCGACCCTGAACATCCGCGCCAGCAGCGCGGTGAACATCGACAGCCCGGTCATCAACCACACCGGCAAGCTCGTTTCCCAGGGCGACCAGATCGCCGGCGGCATCAGCCAGATCAAGCATGTGCACGTCGGCGTGCAGGCCGGTAACGGCCAAACCGGCATGCCGGCGGGAGGCCAGTGATGTTCATCAGCCAGAACCTTCACGCCGCGCTGACCCGCTCGGTGCTGATCAGCCTGTTCACCTGGCGCCGCGCCGCTGACGACGATGCCGTGGATGACGAGCAACGTTTCGGCTGGTGGGGCGACACTTTTCCCACCGTCGCCGACGACCGTATTGGTTCGCGGCTGTGGCTGTTGCGCCGGGTCAAGCTGACCCGGCAGACCCAGCTCGACGCCGAATTCTATGCCCGCGAAGCCTTGCAATGGCTGATCGACGATGGCCATTGCAGCGCCATCGACATCATCAGCGAACGCCTCGACGCCCAGCGCCTGAATCTGCGCACGGTTTTGACCCTGGCCGACGGCGAGCGCCTGGACATCAACCCCGATAACAGTTGGCAGGTGACCTATGCCGTTTGAAACCCCTTCGCTGCCGGTGCTGATCAAGCGCGCCCAAAGCGACCTGGCCAGCGATTCGCTGCGCCAGTCCGATGCTCAAGTGCTGGCTCGCACCCTGGGTGGCGCCGCCTATGGCCTGTATGGCTATCTGGATTGGATCGCTGAGCAGATCCTGCCGGACAAGGCCGACGAATCCACCCTGGAGCGCATCGCCGCCCTGCGCCTGAACCAGGCGCGCAAAGCGGCCCAGGTGGCCAGCGGCAGCGTCAGCTTCACCGCCACCGCAGGCGCTGTGCTGGATGTCGACACGCTGCTGCAGTCCAGCGATGGGCGCACCTACAAAGTGACCAGCGCCCGCACCACCAGCAATGGCCTCAATAGCACCACTGTCGCCGCGTTGGACGCCGGCAGCCTGGGTAATGCCGATGCCGGGCTGGTGTTGACGTCGGTGCAGCCGATCCTTGGGATCGGCAACAGCTTCACCGTGCTGGCGCCCGGGTTGACCGGCGGCCTCGCTCGGGAAAGCCTCGAATCCCTGCGGGCCAGGGTGATCCGCTCCTACCGCATCATTCCCCACGGCGGTTCCGCGCAGGACTATGAAACCTGGGCCCTGGAATGCCCTGGCATCACCCGCGCCTGGTGTCGCGGCAGCTACCTGGGGCCGGGCACCGTTGGCGTGTTCGTCATGCGTGACGACGACCCACAGCCGATTCCCAACACCGAGCAACTGGAAGAAGTCCGGGCCTATATCGAGCCACTGCGCCCGGTCACCGCCGAAGTGCATGTGCTGGCGCCATCCCAGGTGCCGGTGACCTACCGGCTGCGCATTACCCCGGACACCAGCGCCGTGCGCGCCGCCATCGAAGCGCAACTGCGAGACCTGCATAACCGCGAAGCTGGCCTTGGCGAAACCCTCCTGCTGACCCACATCGCCGAAGCCATCAGCAGTGCCACCGGGGAAACCGACCACGCACTGACTGCACCCATCGCCGACGTGGTGGCCGCCAGCAATCAGTTGCTGACCTTCGGAGGCTGCGTATGGCAAGCCTGAGAACCGCCGAGCAGTACCAGGCCCAACTGCGCAGCCTGCTGCCCAGCGGCCCGGCATGGGACCCGGAGCGGGTGCCGGAACTGGAAGAGGTGCTGCAAGGCATCGCCCAGGAATTGGCGCGTCTCGACGCCCGCGCCGTCGACCTGCTCCACGAAATGGACCCGGCGGGTGTGAGTGAACTGGTGCCGGATTGGGAGCGGGTGATGAACCTGCCTGACCCGTGCCTGGGCGCTACACCGCTGTATGACGACCGCCGTTTGGCGGTGCGTCGGCGGTTGTTGGCGGTGGGCAGCCAGGCCATTGCTTATTACGTGGAAATTGCCAAGAGCCAGGGCTATCCCAACGCCACCATCACCGAACTCAAGGCCCCCCGCATGGGCCGCGCCCGCTTCGGCGAAGCGCACTTCGGCACCTGGCAGGCGCAATTCATGTGGACCCTCAACACCGGCGGTCGCCTGCTGCTCGGCCGACGTTTTGGCGCCAGCTATTGGGGGGAGCGTTTCGGCGTCAATCCGGGTTCGGCGCTGGAGTGCCTGATTCATCGTAGTGCGCCGGCGCATACGAAAGTTCACATCAATTATGACTAGGGAGTAGATGAATGGATTATCCGAAGAGTGTGCCCAGCGCAGGCCTGGTGAATGGGAAGTTCGTGGATGAAAATCCGTTGACCGGGACGCCGGGATCATTGATTCCAGCAGCCTGGGGGAACGGGGTGACGCAGGAAATTGTGAATGTCATCAAGGCGGGGGATTTGACACCGGATGAGACCAACAACGATCAACTGCTCCAGGCGATTCAATCGGTCACCGCGAAGGGCTGGAACCAGGACCTTGCTTTACCGCTCGCCGCGTTGCCGCTGCCGACAATCGCAACGGCCGATGCTCGTCTGCCAATAGCGCCAGCAGCAGTATCAACCAGTGGCGGGCGCGTTTCGATTCCGGCGGGCGTGTATATCAGCATTGGTCAGGAAGTGGTGAGCGGGCGGTTGGGCCGGTCACGCACCTTTGTAACTTCGGCCTGGAGCAGTACCGATTTATTGCCCAGCTCTGGCTATTTTTTAAGAGCGCAGGTGACGGGGGATTCGCTGACTTTTTATATGCAGCGTGGAAGCCTCTACGACGTCGCTCCTGAGTCGCTGAAGGGCACTATAAACGGCGCTTCGGGCGGTGGATTCCAATCCACGCCGTTGGATATGTGCCTGGCTTGGGTGTTGACCGGGGCGCCCGGCTCCTTGCCTGTAGTTCGCTCGATCTACAACCGTTCACGATTGAGTTGGACTCAGACTGTCAATGGCACTGGCGTGGTGTATTTGCCGCTTGATCCGCATGCGCGTGCCGGGCGTCTCGTTTCGGGTAACCCCACGCCTTCTTCAAGTGCCGTGACTTCGCTCGCCTTTGCCCAGGCCGGGTGGGTTGGGGGAAACTACAGCTATCTAAACCCAGCCTCGACAACTATTGTCAACCAGCCAAATGGCTGGACCAACCCCGCAAGCCCTGGGATGTGTGTGCTGTCTTCCAATAACGTTGTCAACGACGTAATGGTCTCTACGATTACGGCCAGTTTTGATCATTCCCAGTTGCGTTCGCTTTGGCAGTCTTATCAGGCCGAGCACACGTTGGGCGCAACCAATGCCGACAGCGACGAATTGCTACTGAGCATGGGGATCAAGGGGCACCAGGCGTTGACTGATTACAGCGTCGGTATCGCTGTCAATTTCACTAATGCAATCAATGTTCACCTGTCTTGGGAGCTGATTCGATGAGAGTCATTCAAGAACTGCATCAGTACGAAGATGAACTCCGTCCGGCTCCGCCGTCCCCCGCCCACACTTGGGAGGGCGGTAAATGGCTATTGAACGAAGAAAATGCCGCCGAGCTATTGCGTATCGAAGGTGAGCGACTGTGCGCCAAAGTGGATGCAGCCGCCGACAGTGCGCGTCGTGCCTTGGTCGGTGATCCGTTACGAGCCATGGAATACCAACAAGCGGCTCTAGAGGCGCAGGCGTTCAAGGATGAGGGTTACCCGAAGAAATCTGTGCCTGTGGCGGTTTCAGCGTGGGTCATCAAAGGGCGAACAGCCAGGCAGGCGACAGACCAGATTCTCGCCAAGGCTGCGGAATGTGATTCGAACTTGCTAATGCTTCGCGAGTGGCGGCTTAAAGCCAAGGCGCAAATCCGAGGGCACATCGCCAAAAACGCCATTGAACTGGCCAACCAAACCAGCGATGACGCGATCAGCGCGCTTAGCCAACTGCGAAGTTCACTCTGACCCCGTCCGTTTTGAGCGTGGTTCTTCTAATTTCAGGTAGAGAACAGAAATATGGACTATCCAAAAAGCGTTCCCAGCGTCGGGCTGGTGAACGGCCGGTTCGTGGATGAAAATCCCGTTGAAGGCACGCCGGGATCTTTGATTCCCGCCGTGTGGGGTAACAGCGTTACCCAGGAGATTTTGGGCGTGATCTCCGCCGCAGGCATCACACCGTCTGAAGCGGACACCGGCCAGTTGATCAAGGCGTTGCAGGCTATTCTCGGGCGTAGCAGCCCGATGCGTTCGGTTGTTACGCGCTTAACGGCTTCAAAAGTGCTGGCGGCCGAGGAACTGGGTCTGGTGCTGATTGATGCCAGTGCTGGAGTGAGCACCGTTACTCTGCCAGCGGCCAACACGGCGCTGGGCGTTCGTGATGTGATTGTGCGGCGTGTGGATAACAGTGGTAACCGTTTGACCGTATGGGCCTCCGGTAGCGACAGGATCCGGTTTCACACTCATCTGGCGGCCAGCGGTTATCCGTTTCTGGTGTTGATGGGCAGCGGTGACTGGTGGCATCTGCGCAGTGATGAAACTGGGGTTTGGTGGCCGGTGGGGCGGTTTGATGCGACGGCGCTGGGGCGTATTTCCTTTGAGAGCACGCGTCAGGTCATTCCCGGTGGGTATGCGGTGCTTAATGGAAATTTGCTGGTGCGTAGCGATTGGCCGTGGTTGTGGGATTACGCGCAATCGTCCGGTGCGTTAGTGACGGAGGGTTCCAGAGGAGGGAACGAGGGCGCGTGGACCAGCGGTGACGGTGCGACGACTTTTCGACTTCCGGATATTCGCGGTGAATTCTTGCGCGTGCTGGATGAGGCCCGCGGGGTGGATGTCGACCGTTCGGCGGGAAGCAGACAAATGCATTCCCTTGAAAGCCACAACCACTTTTTGCCCACCAGTTCAGGTAGTGCTAACCGTCCAGGGCCTAGTATTGCTGATGGTTCTTGGGACGTGACCCGCGACGTTAATGCTGCTCCTGCAACGGGAATAGTCGGTACGACGTACCCCAACCCACTGTTCTTTTCCAGTGGAGAGCTTGTAGGCAATATTGGTACTTTCAGTGCTGAAACTCGTCCCAGAAACATCGCCTATCCCGCCCGAATCAAGCTGATCTGAGGTAGTTATGTTTATTTATCTGTTCGATGATTCCGGTGTTCTATCTGGCCCGGTAGAGCTTTTCGTAACGCCCGGTATGGGCATCCAAATTCCCAGTAACGGCATTCAACTTTCCTTCAAACTTCCAGCCGCTCAAGAACATCATTCGTGGGTCATGGTGAACGGCGTTCCACGAGAAATGGTGGACTGGCGCGGTTCGGTTTATCGCAAGGACAACGGCGCTCATCTGGAGTGGACCGAGTTCGGCCAATTGCCGGACATGTACACAGCCGAACCATGGCCGGGCAATTACTATGTATGGCGCGATACCACCTGGGTGTTTGACGAGATGCTGCAGCTGGCCGACCTCAAGCGCGAAGCCCTGTCAAAGCGCGATAAATTGCTGCGCGAAGCCGTTCAGAAAGTCGCTCCTTTCCAATATGCCGAAGACATCGGCGACGCCAATGATCAGGAACAACTCGCCCTGATGGAGTGGAAGCTTTACAGCGTAGAGTTGAACCGTATCCAGCATCAAACCGGTTTCCCAACCGACATTAACTGGCCGATTGAACCTGTCGCGGGTTGAGCCTCTAAATAAACGTGCTCTCGAAGATTCGACTATGGAAGTCACCCAACAACAACTCCTCACTATCATGCCCAACGCCCGCTCCCAAGCGGGCGTTTTCGTTTCGGCTCTTAATAGCGCCATGTCCAGCCATCGTATCGACACGCCCAAACGCATTGCCGCGTTTCTGGCCCAGGTTGGCCATGAATCGGGGCAACTGCGCCATGTACGCGAACTCGGCGGTGATCAATATCTCAGTAAGTACGACACGGGGCCGTTGGCCGTTCGCTTGGGCAATACACCCCAGGCCGACGGCGACGGTCAGCAATATCGGGGGCGCGGGCTGATTCAGATTACCGGGCGCGACAATTATCGGCGTTGCAGTCTGGGTTTGTTTGGCGATGAGCGATTGCTGGCATTGCCGCAACTGCTGGAGAAACCGCAATGGGCGGCTGAGTCTGCCGCCTGGTTCTGGGATCAGAACGGTTTGAACGAACTGGCTGACCGTGACCAGTTCAATAGCATCACCCGGCGCATCAACGGCGGTTTGAATGGCTTGCAGGATCGTCTGCAACTCTGGGCGCGGGCGAGGGCGGTGATATGTCAGCCTTTGGTTTGATGCCTGTTTCTTCTCGCACCCTTGGCGTCGCTGTGTTGCTGGCGTTGGTGGCCGGCGGCCCGGCGATGTTGGCGTGGCAAGTCCAGACGTGGCGTTATGAGCGGCAACTGGCGCAAACGGCCCAGATCCAGGCGCAGATGTTGAATCAAATAACCCAGGCGGCAGCTATTCAACAAAAGGCCGAGCAAGACAAGCGTCTGGCCCTGGAACAGCAACTTTCCGCCAGCGAACAATCCCATTACCGAGCCTTGAGCGATGCCCAACGTGATCAGGATCGCTTGCGCGATCGTCTTGCTACTGCCGATGTCCGGCTGTCAGTCCTCCTCGACGCCGACGATGTTGCCGCCGGTTGTGCAGTGTCTGCCACCGCCGGCACCGGCGGCGTGGATCATGGCCCCCCACGCGCCCGACTTGACCCGGCGCATGCTCAACGAATTATCGCCATCACCGACGAAGGGGATCGCGGATTGATCGCTCTGCAGGCCTGTCAGGCGTACGTCAGGGCATTTGGGCGGTGATCCGGCGAGCCTTGCAAGCCTGGCATGCTCGTGTACGGTAGGGCCCATTGCATCGAATCAGGAGAGCATC